GGTTTCTGCACCCAATGCAACGCGGAGTCGCTAAGAAATCATCACATTTTTTACAATTAAGACGAAAACCAATGGCAAGAATCCGCGCAAACGCAGATCCGAACACGGTGGCCTGGTCGGACTTGGCCGGAAAGCTGGGCGTCTCGCGCCAAAGCATCTACAACTGGCGCAAGCTGCCAGGCGCGCCGACCGAACCAGACCTTGAGCAATGGACCGACTGGGCGGCCTCGAACAAGTCGGAGCATGGCGACCTCAACGAGGTTAAGCGGCTGGTCGAGCTGGAGAGGCTGCGAAAGCTGAAGCGTGAAAACGAGGTCGAGGAAGGCGCCATCGCATCGGTGCCGGAGGTGGCTTCTTTCCTGCAGAAGACTGCGGCAGCTTATGACGCCATGCTGACGCAAAAGATCGAGGTGGAGCTGCCGCCGCTGATTGTTGGTCAGCCCATCGCCGAGGTGCGGAAGATCTGCGAGCGCATCCATGACGAGATCCGAGAGATCACAAATAGCGGCTTGCAAAAGTGGGCAAATGGGAAAATCTCGTCTTAATGAATGACGAGACTTTATCGGAAGCCGAAAAAAAGAGACTAAAGAAAAACGCCGCGCAGCTGGAGTATTACTACCGGCACAAGCAGCGCATTCTGGAAAAACAGAAGGCTCTTCGCGAATCCGATCCGACTCACAAAGAGCGGCATCGCGCCTATTCGAAGAGCTACGTCTTGCGGAATCCAGAAGGCCGCAAGCGCTCGATCAAGAAATACTATGATGCCAACCGCGAGAAATGCTGCGCTTCCAGTGTTCGCTCGGTTAAGAAGGCACGAAAGGCAAATCCCGATCTCGTAAGGAAGAAGATGCGAGACTATTGGGCGCGCAATCCTCAGAAGTGGCGAAGCTATTTTTCCAATTGGAACAAGGCATACAGGCGCACCGAGCGAGGAAAGGTATCAAGCCGAATCCGGGGAAGAATCTGGGTGCTTATTCAGACATCTAAAATTGGAATCAAGAGAACGCACGTCGACTCCATGCGCATTCTCGATTGGTTTGAGTGGCTTCGCATCAATGGCATAGTCGACTGGACAAAGCCCGGCATCGACATCGACCACGTCATCCCGATCTCGGCTTTCGATCTAACCAAGCCGAACATCATGAAGCCGATAAACCAATGGTGGAATCTGCTTCCGATGGATGCCACTCAGAACAGAAGCAAGGGAGCTCGAATTGATCGAGAAGCCTACGTGAAGGCTCGCTCGCTCGCGTTTCAATACATTCATGAAACAGGAGCAGATACACAGTCTTGATCTGGCGTTCGCGCATCCGCTGCGTGACAGCCGCCCGATCTACGAGTGGGCTCGCGCCAACATCGCGGAGCTTCCGCCTGCCTACGCTCTGCGCGGCCGATTCAACGTCGAGAACTCGCCGTGGCTGAAGGAACCATTTCACAGCCTCGCCGATAAAAGCATCCGGCGCACCACCGTCTCGAAGGCTATTCAATCGGCAGGAACACTCCTGAGCGAAATCTGGTTGGTCTGGTCTGCAATCAATAACCCCGGCCCGATGGCTTACACCTGCCAATCGCAGGACATGGTCGACCTCGAAAGCAAGACGCGCCTCTTTCCGCTCATGGAGGCATGCCCACCAATCGCGAAGCTCCTCCCGAGGCCCGGCCCTTATCGCACGGTGCAGGAGGTGTTTTTCCCTCACGGCGCTTACCTGGTGCTGAACTCTGCCACGCCCAGCGCCCAGCAGAGTCAGTCGATCAAAATCCGTGTGAACGATGAAATCTGGATGCCGAGGTGGGCGGATGTCTACATGGATGCCTGCGCTCGCGTCACGGCATTCGAGCAACAAGGCACCTCGCACATCCTCGACGTCAGCCAAGGAGGATTCGAGGGCGAAGGTCTGACATGCTGGGCAACGTGGAGCTTTCGCAATGGTTCACAAGAAGAGTGGTCGGTGACTTGTCCGAGCTGCAAGAGGTCGCAGCCGCTCGCGTTCTCATGCGTGCGCGAGGATAAATCCAGAGCCGGAGTGGTCTGGGCGAAAGACGCCAAGCGAGACGATGGGACATGGAATCAGGCGAGGATCGCCGAGAGCGTTCGATGGGAGTGCTTTCATTGCGGCGAGTCCATGCCCGATGCCGACTCCACCCGAGCAGCATGGAAACGGAGCGGACATTACGTGAAGAAGAACGACGCGGCCCCTCCGACATGGCGCAGTTTCCACTGGGAAGGATTGGTCTCGCATCCGATGGCATCGCTCGCCGTCGAATGGGCGCAGGCCGAAAACCTATTTATCCACATCGGAGACGAATCGGCCCGCATCAAGTTCCGACAAAAGCGACAGGCTCTGCCGTGGGTGCAGGAGAAAAACACCATCGAAATCCAAAGCAGAAAAAAAACCAACTACCTCACCACGACCTACCAAGCCGAGAAAGTCCCAAACGAGATAGCGCGCTTCATGGTGGCCGACCGGCAGCAGCAGGGTTGGTGGGTCGAGATCGGCGCGTGGACACCCGAGCCCGCCTACCGACAGCTCTACTTCGGGAAGGTCGAGACCAGAGATATGCTCCGCGAACTCCAGGCCCTCTACCGCGTATCGAGCGAATGCGTCGGGCAGGATCGCGGTTACATGCCGTCCGAGGTGGATAAGGACTCGGTGGCCTTCGGCTGGAACGGAATCCAAGGAGCGAAGACGAAGGGCAAGCGCTGGCCCATGCGCGACGCGCAAGGTCAGGTTGTGAACATCCCGATCTCCGACACCTACGTCGCGGCCGTCGGCAACGGCCACACCGCCCCCTACATCGAGTTCGACGGCGAATGGGCGAAGGACATGCTCTCGAACGCCCTCGCCGGGCGCGGCTTTCCCTACCTCCTGCCCGACGACTTTAACCCGCTCTGGCCCGATCAGGTGGCGAGCGAAGAAAAGCGCCAGGTGCGACCGGGCGTTTACCACTGGGTCGAGGTGAAGCAGAACAACAACCACGCCCTCGACTGCGCCGGCATGATGATCGCCGCAGCCATGGCGCGTGGGATTTTACGCTTCGACCCAAGCGGCTAACCGCACAGGCGGTTTTTTAGTAAGCCGAGAGACCACCGCCGCCTCGGTCGATCTCGACGCTCCCTGGCCGGGCCATTTTAACTCTGGAGCGCAGCCGGAGTAACCGAGGCACTGCGCGCATTTTTACGTTTTCAGCCCATAGCATGGGCACCCAAGCCAAGTTTTTCTCCCTCCTTGAGGGACAGGTCGACCGCGAATCCGGCGTGATTCGTGGCGTGGCCGTCATCACCAAAGGCCCCGCCCTCGGCCACGGCATGTTCGTCGATGACCTCACGCTCTCGCAGGTCGTGCAGCAGGCCAAGACCTACGCCGGCGGCCTCAAGGTGAAGCTCGACCACACCAACTCCGCTTCCGAGATCGTCGGCTACCTCAAAGGATTCCGCATCGAGGGCGACATGGTGCGCGCCGACTTGCACCTTCTCCGCTCCTCGCCCCGCCGCGAATACATCCTGGAGCTCGCCGAGACCATCCCCGACACCTTCGGCCTCTCCATCGCTTTCAGCGGCACCGACGAAAAGATCGGTGACAACTGGTTCGCGCGCTGCGCCGAGATCTATTCGGCCGACATCGTGAGCGAGCCGGCCGCCAATCCTTCCGGCCTATTCCAGGTCGGCGAAAACCAACCCACTCCCCCATCAGACATGACTCCCGAAGAGATCCAAGCCGCCATCGCTGCGGCCCTCGCGCCCCTGGCCGAGAAAATCGCGGCCATCGAGGCCGCTGTCGCGGCTGAGGCCGCCGACGAAGCCGTTGAGATGACCGACGGCATGAAGGACGAAGTGAAGAAGGCCGCCCAAGAATCCGCGCTCTCCGTGCTGCGCGAGTTCTCCGCTTCCCTTCCCGCTCCGACCAAGTTCTCCGCCGCCGCCCCCGAGCCGAAGACCGAGACCTTCGAAGAGGTCGTTCGCGGCTTCAAGAAGGCCGGCAGCAAACACAACGAAGCAGTCCGCCAGGCTCAAAAGGAAAAGCCTGAGCTCTACGCCGCATACCTTTCACGCGCCCAAAAAGGCGAAGTGATTTTGTTCTAACCCTCACACCTACCTACCATGTCCACCATGTATTCCGGCAACGGCACGTTCCTCGCGAACACCACCGTTACCGCTTTCCGCGCCGTGGTTCTGTCCAGCAATGGCGGAATCACCCTCAACGCCGGCACCACCAAGCCGGACGGTTTCGCTCTGACTGACGCCGCCTCTGGCGACTACGTCTCGGTCAAGTTCCTCCACAACCCCGGCACCCAGAAGGGCACGCTCTCCATCGCCCCCGTGACGATTGGCGACACCCTCTACGCCGCTAACGCCGGCAACGTCTCCACCACCGGCACCGTCGCCATCGGCAAGTCTCTGACCACCTCCGCCGTCACCGGCGCGGTGATCGAGTTCATCCCCAACACCCTCTAATCTTACCCGCCATGTATTCCAATTCCGCTGCAGTATATCGCGCCGACCTCGCCGGCCACGTTTTCGAGACCGAAGGCTGGGAGCGCGGCCTTATCGGCACGCTCGCCCTTCCCGTCGTGGATGTTGAGCGCCCCGAAGGTCAGTATCCCAAGTTCCAGCGCCAGCAGGGCCAGCTCCTGAAGACCGACGTCAAGGCCCGCGCGCCTTACTCCGGCTTCGGTCGCGGCACCGCGAGCTTCGTCCAAGACACCTACGCGTGCTTGGAGTATGGATACGAGCAAGCCGTTGACGACACCATCCGCCTGAAGAACGCCACCTTCTTCGACGCCGAGGTCATCGCCACCCGCCTCTCGCGCCGCAAGCTCCTGCTCGCCCACGAGCTCCGCTCCGCCGCCGTCCTGTTCAACACCTCGAACTTCACGAGCACGAACTCCGGCACCGCCTACACCACCGCCAACATCGCCACCTTCGACGTCGGCCTCGACGTGGATGACGCGAAGGACCGCCTGACCTCCAAGGGCGAGACCGCCAACACGGTCGTGGTTCCCTACCAGGTCGCCACCCGCCTCCGCGCCTCCACCAAGTTCCAGCAGCGCGCCCGTGGCGCTGGCGTCTCCGGCGACGCGATCCTGAACCTGGACGCGAACGCGATGGCCGACGTCTTCGGCGTCGACCGCGTGCTCATCGGTCGCGCGGCCTACGACGGCGCTCCCGAGGGTGCGGCCTTCAGCTCCTCGCTGATCTGGTCGAACGCCTACATCTGGGTGGGTAATGTCGGTTCCGGCCTCCTCGATGGCGGCGCGGCCTACACCCTCAACTGGTCGCAATACGGTTCCGTTCTCAACGTCGAGACCTACCGCGACGAGCCCATCAAGTCGGACATCGTCCGCGCCTCCCACAGCACCGCCGAGAAGGTGGTCAACGGTGCGGCCGGCGAGCTGATCGCCACGCAGTATGCCTAAGCCCTGAAGGCTTGGAATCCGGCCCACCTCTTCACCGGGGTGGGCCTTTTTACTTTTCGCCTATATTTGCATGGCAGACTTCGACCCCACCCAACTCAACACCGACCTCGCCGCGATCTGCGCGATCACGATGGGCGGCGAGAACTTCGTCGTCGGTGGCGTCACTTACTCGGGCGTTTTCAATCAGACGGACCAGCAGTTCTCGTTTGAGTTGGTCGGCAACCGCACCGACGCCAGCATGCTCCTGGTCGTCAATCGCGCCGCCTACACGCCAACCATCAATGCGCTCGTCTACCGCCCCTTCGACTCGGTCACCTATCGCGTGACGCAGTTCAAGCCCGACCTCCAAGCCTTCGAAATCACGCTGTCGAAGCCGACCGGATGAACCTGAGGATCGAGTTCAACGATCTAAAGTTCCGCGCCGCGATGAAGGAGGCGGCGGTCAAGCTGCGCGCGAACGGCCCCCAGCTCGTGAAGGAAGAGGTCCGGCTCTTCATCGGAGAATACATGAAGCGGACGCCGCCCTTCATTAAGGGCAACTACGGAAAGAGCGTCGGAAGCGAGGCCGACCTTAAAGCCGGAAAAGCGGTTATCAAAGGCGACCTCAAGCAGGTGGCCGGCTTCGGCGAGCGCGGGTTCCTTCAATTCGTGGCCGACACCTTCGGCACCGTGCAGGTCAAGCAGCAGCTCTTCAAGAAGGGCAGCAGCAAACCCTTCCTCATCGACTGGGACAAGGTCGCTTTCAACATTGGCGAGCTCGCCAAGCATCACCGCTCGAAGATGAATAAATACGGCCGCCCGCCGAGCCGGCAGAAGGGCGCTGGAGGCAAGGGCCAAGGTGACAACACCATCGGCCGCTGGGTGGCCAAGGAGAAGGTGATCGTCCCGAGCGAGGTTTATTTCGGCTACCTGAAGCAGCTCTATGACGCCATCGGCTCGGCCAAGGCATCGTTCAACGCGGCCGCCTTCGCGCTCGGCATGAAACGCATCCCGCCGTGGGTTCGTCGCCACGGCAACTTTGGAAGCTACTCGGAGCAGGGCGATCCCTCCAACTTCAGCGTCATCATCGGAGGCCAATCGAAGGTGCCCGGCGCGCAACGCACCGTGGACGAGGCCATCGCCATCCGCGCGAAGAAGTTCACCGCCGAGATGAAACGACTCATGAAAACCTTCGCCGCCACCGGCAAGATTGCCACCCGCCGCAAGTCCTTCAACACCTAGCCATGCCCACGATCCCGCCCACCCAATACAAGCTGACCGATAACATCCGGCAGGCCATCGTCTCCGTCATCTCCGCCGGCCAGAACTACGTGCCGAGCGTCGCCATCATGTTCAATCGGTCGGAGGTATCGGCCGACATTCCGCGCATCGAGGTAGACGTCTCCAACGTCACCCGCGCCAGCCTGCACCTGAACTCCATTCAGGTGTCGAACCAGGTCACGGTTTCCAGCGCCGGCACGGCTGGCGCAAATGGAGTCTACACGGAATCCGGCACGCACGCCGGGCGCGCCCGCTACATCAAAGGCGGATACCATATCCAGTGGGATAACGGTCAGAACCACTGGCACATCACGACCACCTCCCCGACCTCCGTTCTCTATAATTCGACCACCTCGGTCACGTATCCGTGGCAGGGCACTTACACCGTCGGCACCGGCTCCGGCGCGGCCCCGGCCCCGAGCGTCACGCAGGCGACGAGCTGGTTTTACGACCACTTCTCGGCCGAGGTCGGAATCAAAGTCGTGACCGACCGCAGCGGCGCGACCGCAGCCAACCACGAGGACGTCGTGCAGTCCGTGCGCTACCTCATGTCGCGCGAGGCCCAGACGCTTATCTCGCCGGTCGTGACCTGGTATGACGTGCTGGACGTGGTTGAGGAAAGCGAAGCCCATGAAGTCATGCAGGAGACCCGCGAGGACCACAGCACCATCGGCTTCCGCCTGGAGCTCGGCATCATTGGTTCCTCCTACGCCGTGCCGAGCGCTGGATCGGCTCTCTGATTTTTGACGAATCGCCAAAGGCAGTATGCCCATTCCCTACACCACCACTGCTTCCCTGCCTTACGGCTCGCGCGTCGTCACCGTCGATTCCGTTGGTTACATCGCCAACAACTTCTCCACCTCGCATTCGCTGAACGTGATCGAGCGCACCACCGAGCTCGGTGCTCCTAATGGTGCCGTCGGTATCCAGCAGGCCCGCACCGGGTCTGCCCAGCTCCAGCTGGCCACCTCGACCACCACGGCTCCCGACGTTGGCGACACCTTCTCGGCTGATTCCGTCACCTACTTTCTGACCGAAGTCTCGCGCGCCGAAGAGGCGCAGGGTTTCAAGGTCGTGGACATCAGCTTCCGCGAATCGGTCTAAGCTCGTGCCCGTAGACGCTCAGGCACTCTGGGCGGACAAATACGCCGCCCGCTTCGCGAATGCCCGCTTCCGCGAGGACGAGGCGCGCGAGGCAGCGTTCTTCGACGCGACGCACAGGCTCTGCGGAGAGCCGGTTCGGGCCATGACGCCG